GCTTCGACCTGCCGCATGGCGATCTCACCACGGATCTTGGCAAACTCCATCTCGGCTTCAACCATGCGAAGCTCATGCGCCCGTTCATTTTTCTTGTCAAAGAGTTTGAACACCTCTGGCGCGAGGCGCAGGATACCGCCAAACAAACCACCGATTAGCGATTCAAACATCACTTAGCTCCTTTGATACGCTCGCGTTCTTCAAGCAGCCTGACCTTGACCTGAAGCTCGTTGATGTGCGTCATCAGTTGCTCTTTGAGGAGCGCACGCTTCTCAGCAGACAAGGGGCTGTCAGTAGGCACACCTTGGGCCGTGATAAGCGCAGGCATGGAGCCTTCGATCTTGGTCAGACGCTCAGAGAAAGAATTCACCTGCCCGAGAAGCCACGCCAAAGATGCAACCACAATCGGTATAACTGCTTTTAGTACGTCTGCCCAGTTCATGGTTTAATCTGCTCCCAATGTCGCTGCCATAGTAAACAGCGCGTCCAAAGCAGGGGCGTCCAACCCTAGCGCAGGGGCTAATTTAGTCACTAGAGCGTTATCACGCTTGATCTCAGTGGCGTATTCCCACTCAATCTGCGCCTGCTCCTTTTCAGGACTGGGCAGCGCCAAGATAGCTGCATTCACATCGGCCAGTTTGCCAGCCTGCAACAACGCAAGGCGGGCTTGGCGCATCGTGACCATTTCTGGAACCGGAACAGGCGGCGCGGGCGTCGCGGGCCAAACAATCGTGTCGGCCTCCACAATCTGCCCCTGCCCGACAACGGAAAACGGGAGGTCGGTGTTGTCGCAGCGGTAGCGATCTGCAAGGATTTCGATGGTGTTGAATGGGCCGAAGTTTCCGGCTGGGGTTGTCAGAGCTTTCATGCCACGCACTCCCATTTTGCAATAACAGATTGACCATCTGCAATCCAAATTTCAGATGCAGATATACCCCGGTAATTAAGCATAGTTGAAAAACTAGCACTTGCGCCAACAAATTGTAGTTGTGCATTTGCAATTGTTGAAACCAATTCATTTTTTACGCGCACACCGTAATTGCCGGTGCTTGCTGTCGTTCTCATGGTTTGAACAAACGCTGTACCACTCAGTCTATTGGGTGATCTGCTCAATACAGAGTTTGACACTGAGGTAATTGCGGTTGTATAATCTGTATTAAATATTACATACGATTGTGTTACAACTGGCGAAGCCCCCGAACAATTAACTAATTGCAGACGTAAGGGTGATTCAAGAGAAGCGCACATTACGTTAGTGCCCGACGCATATAAACACGATCTGGTTGTCGCCGATGCGCTTACCGTAATTGCCGTCCCTGCGCTGGCGGTGCCTGCTGTGTCTGTCAGGATGTTGGCGTTGTTGGAACTGGAAGTGTTAAGAACTAATAGTTTGTTTGACCCAACAACAATTGCATCCACATATGCGCCTGAAAACAAATCTGCAGCACTAGCTGTAATAGTTGTACTCGCGAGCGATAGCACTGCGCCTCTGCGCGTACCCGCACCATTGTCAAATACAGCAGCCCATCTAGTACCCAACGGAGTCAAGCACGAAAGAATGCCTGACGATGAAATAGTGGCTTGCGTACCGGCAGTAAGTGTGCTGCCACTTATGGTGTAAGGAGTAAAGTAGATATTTACTGCTGCAGTATCATAAGAAGCAACCAGCACAACAGTACTTGAAGCAGCTACTTGGAGCGGGCCTTCTTTGCCATTTAATGTCGTTTGTGCACCAATCGTTACCGTGGTACCACTTACTGTAAGAACTCTGGCAAAAGCCTGTGGAACACTATTGCTATAGCATAGAGAAAACGCCGATCCTACGGCAATTAAACCGCATCCATTTGCGCCTGTAATTACGCCAGTTAAGGTAGCCGTAGCTGCGGTATTAACTGTTATTGTTGTGCCACTTACGGATAAAATAACAGCTTCAAGCGCTGTAGTTGGATGTGAAGTAACTAATACCTTGTCTGTATCTGCAAGAACGGCAGAGACTGGCCTTGTAGACCCTGCAATACTTACCGACCTTACAAGCGTTGGAGATCCAAATGTGTTAGTGGCTCTATTATATACAACTGCGTACATCCAACTACTTGAACCCTCGCCTATAAGCATCTCGCGTGATGAATCAAGTGCCACCACCGCGTTAACCGCTATCATGTTCGTTGTCAATAACTGTGCCGACGCGCCCACCAGTTCATTGCTGCTAATCGCCCACACCCCAGCCGCTGTTGTCTTATCATCCAAGCTGATGTAGCTCACAACCCCCGCATAGACAAAGCCCAGCAATGTGCCGGATGTGTTGACCACCCGCACCGGATAGCCTCCCCGGTTGTCGATGCAGTGCAATGGCCCACCAACAGGGCACGTTGTAGCGTCAGGAAGCGTGACGGTGACGCCATAGGACGCTGGGGTGATTTGCAGCAGCGTGGGCGTTGATGTCAGCGTAGTTGCTGTGGTGGCGGTGGTGACCTGTGCAATTCCAGTAAAGGCCCAGCTTGTTGTCGTCCCGTTCGTAGACAAAAACTTGCCAGCGTTACTGGTTTGGCTTGGATAAACAGATGCCCAGCTTGTTGTCGTGCCATTTGTTGTTAAGAAATTACCAGAGTTACCAGTTTGGCTTGGGTAGACGTCTGTCCAACTGACAGTCGTTCCATTTGTTGAAATGAACTTGCCAGAATTGCCAGTCTGCAAAGGGTATGTTGATGCCCAACTTGTATTTGTACCGTTTGTTGTCAGGAAGTTTCCAGAGTTTCCTGTTTGACTTGGGTAAACATCTGCCCAACTTGCGTTGGTTCCGTCCGTCGTAATGTACTTCCCTGCATTCCCAGTCTGCCCTGGGAGCACAGAAGTAAACGCCGTCGCCGCGACAAACGCCGTGGTAGCTACTTGAGTGGTACTTGTCCCGGCCGTTGCGGTTGGCGCTGTAGGAGTGCCCGTAAACGCAGGGGAATTCAACCCTGCAAAATTTGTTGCAACATATGCTGTCGTTGCAATTTGTGTTGTATTGGTCCCTGCCGTTGCCGTTGGGGCAGTTGGTGTTCCTGTCAGGGCCGGAGATACAAACGTACCGCCAGTCACCGTACCAAGCGTCAGTGAGCCGAAGTAATTTATTGCATCTACAACATTAGTGCCGTCACACCGCAAGAAAGCTGTTGCCCCATTGGGCACAGAAATACCCGAACCAGCCGCCGTTTTAACCGTCTGGGCAAAACCACCGGTGGTGTTGTTGTAAACAATGTACAGTTTGCTGACTGCGGGGCAGATCACATTCCTTGCTGCACCGGGCGTGCCAGTCAAGTTTAGCGTCATTGCCCGAGCTTCGTCTGCTGCGCCGTTAGCCGTAGACAGCGTGTAGTCCGCTGCTATCATGGTAATTGTGGCGGTGCCCGCGATGGCAGTATCAACAAGGTTTGTCAACCCCGTATTGACCTGAGTGCCCCATGTGCCAGGGTACTCCCCAGTGGTAGGCAATACAAGCCGCAAGCTAGTGGAGTATGAAGCCATGTCTTACCTCAAGCAAATCGGATTAGCGCCGTGGTGGCGGAAGCAGCAGGAAGCTGCACCGTGAAATTTGGCCCAGCAGTTTTGTCAGCCCCAAAGTCCAGCACCGCAATCGCACGGTTAGCTTTGGTGAAGTTGTAGATCAACGCCCCACGAGTGACAAAACTAGAACCCGGCCAAGCAGAATTGTCGAACGTCACATACGCCGTAGTGCCAGACAGCAGCACTTGGACGTTGACAAGAACCACCCCACCAGCGGTGTAGCCTGTGCCGGTAACTTCTTCCGTTGTGGTGTAAACCGTGGTGTCTGCACCAAGAGAAGCAGCGCTCGTATAGAGCGCCATCTTCAACGTGTCGGTATCCAGATCATGGATGCCCAGCCATGACTCCTGTTTGAACGAAGAGCATAGCGTTTGTACCAAAGCCATTTAGACCACCTGTGTCCTGACCTGCCCAGTACGGTATGCGTCTTGACGGTTCTTGCCTTCGCCCAGGTTCTTCAGCAGGGTCAGTGATTGAACGTACTGCTTGTCCGTCTCGGCCACGATATCAGGCTCTTGCTTCATGAACCGGGCCGCTTCAACCATGACTGCGTTAAACAACACACTGTCAAAGTTGTCGCCAAGCCATGTGGTCGATGCAGTGACGATACTTTCCGGGTAGTAGAAATACGCCAACTCTGCACTCAAAGCAGCGCTGGGTGTGGGGCCAAGCAAGAACGATTGAATCTTTGGCGTGCCCGTCTGCGTACCGTACAGGGCGTAATACTGCGGCGTCCCAGTAACGGCCACACTGGGAAACGACTCCCGGATGAAATTGACATCCTTGTTCAGCAAGTAACTGAACACGCCCGCAACGCTCACACCAAAGGAAAACGAGGACAAGAAGTCTGCCGGTACTACAAGTAGCGGGTTGCCAATGGTCAGCGTGAGCGTGGTGTTTTTGCGGAGGTTAGGAAGCTGCACCGAGTTATAGATGCGCTGCTCAGCCAACTCCGTCATCGTGGCGAAGTCAGCCGCCGAAAAAGTGTTTTCGGTGTAGTCCTGAACAGCGGTCTGCAACTCGGTGTAGTTCACTTTTTGGGCTTCCCGCCAAAAATTTCCAAATTACGCCATTGGCCCACGAGCCATCGTGCCCTTGGTGGCAGCGCCAGTCCCACGGATCTTGATACCCGAGGTCTTGGTAGCAGGGGGCTTGCCCATGCCAATATTGCCAACAACCATGCAGATCTCGTCCTTGAGGGTTTCGATCTCTTGTGGTTGCCCCGACTTAGCAGGGGCGAGCTTCTTGGTCGGCAGCATGGTATCAACCCGTCTTTTGGTTCATGGCGCGGGACATATTCTTACCCAGGCGCATACGGTCCTCAGAGGTGGGACCACCCTTCTTGAAGCCTTTGCTGTGCATGGCTTTCACGTGCTTGCCGACTTCTTGCTTGGCAACCTTGCGCATTGCTTTTTCCATCATCGCTCCTTAGGTCGTGCTGACCGTGACTGTACCAACATATCCCTGCCCGACCAAGCTGTTTGGCGTCAGGGGCGCATCAAAACCACTGGACCCACCTATTGGAGCCCAGCCCCACTCAATCACCCGGCTACCCTCACCGATAGTCCCAATGGCAGTTTGTCCCGAGGCATACCAAGTGTTCGTATCTGGACGGGGATCGCGGATGGCGATTGGGTCCGAAACTGGGTACATACCCAGCAACAACTGCGGGTGATCGGGCGTCCAGCATTGAGGGCACGCTTTGATCTGTGTCTGCTTGGTCTTTACCGTCAGGTTCTTGAGTTTTTTCAAGTCAAAACGAAACCCGCACAGGTCACAGAAACCAAATGCTTTTGCGCCGTTAGCAAAACGGTTGCTCATGAGATAAACATCTGCCGGGGCACGAACCGTACCGCAGCCTTCTCACGGTCTTCCGTCGAAGCAAGATCCCATGCCTCGTCGTACTGCTGCTTCAACGTCTGCATACGCTCTATAGCACCTGGGATCTTCATGGACAAGTAATACGCCAGCCCAGCCACCAGAGCGTTGAGGAAACGGAAGGGGATGTCTTGCGTGTACGTGCCGCCTGCACCAGCGTCTTGAATCCTGCGGAGCCGCCAGTAGACAAGCGTGTACGTCTGAGAATTGTCAGGCGTGGGCCACACCGTGAACTGCGGCGCTGCTGCTTGGCGGTTGATGTAAACCTGAATCGGTCTTGCCTGCTGCAGCTTGTTCGGGATAGACGAGTAGGTAGAAACACTGATGCGCGTGATGGTCAGGTCCGTCTGTGTGGAGACATTCCCTGCCCCCGTGCGAATCACATGCTCAATCAGGTCCACCGTATCGGCGGGCAGCGTGTAGGTGTTTGTGCCAGGAGTCAGGACTTGGGAGCCCTGCTCAATGGTCCACATATTTATGCCGCGATTCGAC